TGTCTTTAAATTTGATTGGTCAATCTCAGCGACCTAAAACTGAAATCTGTCGCAACATGCAGTCGACATTAACTCACTGTCTGGGTGGAAGTAATGGCAGTGATTCCCAAAAAAACACATTCTGCCACTTAATTATTATAGGAGATAGTTATGGGTTTAGATATGCACCTACTAGGTGAACGATACATATGGAAACATACGAATGAACCACAAGAAGATTTGCTTCGTAACAAAGTAGCACAAGCTACTGGCTTCAAACCTAATCAAGTTCAAGGTATTAAATTAGATCTTGGTTACTGGAGAAAAGCTAACCACATACACTATTGGTTTGTTCAAAACGTGCAGGATGGTAAAGACAACTGTCGTGAGTATAGAGTAGACAGAACATTACTAATGGAACTTAAACACATATGTCAACGTATCATGGATCGTGTAGAGAATGGTGATGAATGGCAATCTTATGCAGAAGAAGTATTACCTTGCTGTGATGGATTCTTTTTTGGTAGTACAGACATTGACGACTATTATCTTGAGGCTTGTAAAGAAACAATACGCATCATTGACAACATCATTACTGATCCTGCATTAACTGACGTTGATTTATATTACACATCATCATGGTAAAATATATATTAATACTTGCATGTGTATTACATGTATTACAAACACAAGCTAGTGTTGTTATTATAGAACCTAATGGTGATGTAAAACAATGTTATGTTGATTCATCAGGTATCATGGTATGTATTTAACAGGAGATTATTATGTCATGTGATCCAAATAAAGAGGCTATACTAGAACAGATGTATGAACAGTGGTACGATTTCTATAAAGAAGAAGGCTTTCTAGGTAATCAATTAGAAATGCTTGCCCAATCAGCAGCAATACATCAATATGAATCAGGTGATTTTTACGAAGGAGATTATGATGCCGAAGAATAAATTTGTGCGTTATACATTACTAGCAAGAACAGAGAATGGATTAGATTACGATGTATCGAGCCACGTTCCAGTGGGTCTCGATAATCGTATCAATCATTTTTTAGATGAACTTGAAGAGTATTGGGATGAAGAAGAACTTGATCCAATAGAATGGGAGGATGAAGATGAAGTATAGAAGAATTAAAAGATATACTCTTTTGATAGAGTGGGACGATGGTAAGGAAGAAGACGTTACCACCGAAGTTTACCTACACAAAATTGAAAGAGAACTTGATAGATTAGAAGAAGAAAAAAACGAGGAAAACGAAGATGAACGGAGTGAATAGTAAAAACATAGCTCAAATTATTACTGATAAAGTATTAGCTGAGCTTAAAAAAGATCCTGGCAAATGGATTAAATCATGGTCAGATGCTAATCGTCCAGTTAATTTAGTAACAGGTAGAGAATATACTGGATGTAATTGGCTATGGTTAGCTATGATGCAAGGGCATGATGGTAACGACAGTAACGAATGGTGTACTTATAACCAAGCTAAAGAACTAACAGGACTTGACTATCCAATTAAGAAAGGTAGTAAAGGACAACCAGTTATTCTTTACAAACCACAAAAGATTAAAAAGCTTGTCAATGGTGAACTTAAAGAACAAAGCTTTCCAATCATGCGTGTGTTTCAAGTATTTAATCGTAATACTATTATTGATTTACCACCTAAAGTAATACCTGAAGAAGAAGAAAACAAGTTAGAAAAGGTAGAAGTATTTGTTAACAAACATAAGATAAATCTAAAGAATGGTTTTGATCATGCTTGTTTTATACCTAAAGTTGACGAAATACATATGCCAAACATTAGTAGTTTTAAATCTACAGAAGATTACTATGCTACTCTTCTACATGAAATGACACATTGGACTGGTCATGAGAAACGACTTGATCGTAAACTACGTAATGCTTATGGTGATGAAGCTTATGCGTTTGAAGAACTTGTTGCAGAACTAGGCGCAGCTATGATGTGTAATCATCTTAATATTGAAGGTAAACTACAACACACAGAGTATATTGCTAGTTGGCTTAAAGTATTACAGAATGATGAGAAAGCTGTGTTACGTGCATCAGCACAAGCACAGAAAGCATTTGATTATATTATAGGAGATAACAATGGACAAAAAACAACAGACATGGCTAATGCACCTGCTTGATTTTGAACAACAACGCATGTCATTTTCTGGAAGATTTTATTTAATTAAATTAGCTGAATCTTTAGGAATGGATGTGCAAACAGATATCGAAGAATTGTATTCAGAATATCCTGAACAATTTATGCAAAGCACTGGAGGTATATTATGAAAACTGTATGGGCAATTTTCACTGATGAAGATAGACTAGATAGTATCTGGGCTAATGAAGACAGTGCTAATGCTTATGTTAAACAAGAAGAAAAGAAAGATCCTGGAGTTGAGTTATATCCTTGGGAACTTCCATTAAATAACTGGAGAAAATAATATGACTTTTGCAACTGATTTATTAGATGAGTTTTGTATAGAAGCAGGATTTGTAGACTGGGAAATTATTAGATTGTCTGATGAATCCCCTTACTATGGAGATTATGTTGTTAGATTTATAGAAGGATCTATTGACAAGTAAAAGATTTTCTGCTAGAATGGAATTTTATTTCATATGAAAGCAGTTCCTATGAGATGTCTAGCTTGCAACAAAGAGCTCTCAGACTTCGAAGCTACAAGAAAATCTACTCAAACAGGTGAATACATAGACTTATGTAATACATGTTATCGTACTATTAAAGATGTCATATTGCCTGAAGAACGTGAAGACTTACGAGATGTAATAGAAGATGATAATGATGAAAATGGGGAGTACTAAACTCCCCTTTGGTATTACTTGTTACATACATACATTGTAACTTCAAAACCAAATCTCATTTCAGTTGCTGATGGTTTAGTCCACATAATGTTTCTCCATTTAGTTGATTAATATACTTTTTTAGTATATAATAATATTATACTATAAATACGATATAGTGTAATCAGTACGATCTTGATAAGGAGCTAAGTTAAATCATGAGTGCTTTTTTACAGCATTTACCCTGTCCTAATTGTGGTAGTAAAGACAATTTAGGTGAGTATGAAGATCACTTCTTCTGCTTTGGATGTCGTTATCACAAACATAAATCAGACACAAAATCATTAAGAAAACGAATAACTGTTAAACAAGAAACAGTGTATACTCCTGTCCAGGACATGGAGTTAACAGATGAACTACCTTCTGTTGCAAAACAATGGCTATTAAAGTATGGTATTACAATGGAAGATGCTAAAGAATATAATTTACAATGGAATCCTAATATGAATATGCTAATGTTATTAAAAACAAAATACTATTGGCAAGCAAGATTATTTGATAAAGCTAAACCAAAGTATTTATCTAAAGGAAAGAAACCTGTACAAATATATGGATATGGTACAGAACGTGTTACACTATGTGAAGACATAATTTCTGCTATCAAGCTAGCTCGAGTCTCTCCTGAGATGTGTGCTTCTCCTCTCCTAGGAAGCACAATCTCTTTCGAGGCCCTTCGCTTTTATAAGAAAAGATATAAAAGAGTCACAATATGGCTTGATCGAGATAAAGCTAAAGAAGCAATAAAGATAAGTAAATTGTTTCAACAATATGGAACTAAGAGTGATGTTATTATTACTCCTCTTGATCCAAAAGAATACAATAGAACGGAGCTTAGAGAATGGTTGAATTACAGATAATAAGATTATTCTGTGTAAATAAAGATGAGTATAGTCGTTACTATAAATATGTTGATACGACTTACATGAAAAACAATTATCCTTTGTTACATAAATTGTTTCAAATGGTATTTAGTTTCTATGATAAATACGATAAAGATAACATTACACCTAATGAACTTTTTACAATGTATCAAGCTAACTATATTACAGATGAATCAGAACAAAAAGAAATAAAAGAACTTATTGATACCATCTTTGATTCTGAAGAAAACACAGCGATACGAGACTTATTACAGTCACATAAAAGACGTGCTCTTGCAGGTAACCTTGCTAAAGTAGCCTTAGATGTAGAAGAAGGTAAAGTAGAAGCTGAAAAACTACAGGAACTTTTTAGTGACTTTGAATTACAAGCAGTAAATGAACAAGAAATTAATGGCTGCACCGATGATCTATCAGACTTATTACATCAACAATTTGATGAAGTAGGGCTTCGTTGGAGACTTAACTTCTTAAATAAATCATTAGGTAGTCTACGTCAAGGAGACTTTGGCTTTATCTTTGCTAGACCTGAAACAGGTAAGACTACTTTCTTAGCTTCAGAAGTATCTAATATGATAAAATATACAGACAAAGAAATACATTGGTTTCATAATGAAGAGGGTGCACGTAAAGTGCAAACTCGAGTCTATCAAGCAGTACTTGGAGTTACAACACAACAACTAAAGAAACACGAAGAACGTTGTAAACAAAAGTATTATGAAGAAACATATAAAGATGGACAGAAAAGAATCTTTATACATGATGTTAATGAATCTTCACACATTAAAGTAATTGAAGGAATCTTAAAACAAAAGAACCCTGGGCTTATAATACTTGATCAAATTGATAAAATAAAAGGATTCAAAGCAGATCGTAATGATCTTGAATTAAAAGTATTATATCAATGGGCTAGGGAACTTTGTAAAAAGTATGCTCCAGTTATTGCCGTCTCCCAAGCTAGTGGTGAGGCAGAGGGTGTACCATTTCTAACAATGGATATGGTAGACTCATCCAAGACAGCCAAACAAGGAGAGGCTGATTGGATTCTAGGTATAGGTAAGGATAAAGATAATACCTCTCGTATAAGGTATCTAAATATCACTAAAAATAAGCTCCTTGGTGATAGCGATTCCTTACCTGCACTTAGACATGGTAGTGCTAGAGTACTAATTAAACCTGAGGTCGCTCAATATGAAGACATCGTTTAGTAAAAGAGAATGTAATGTTTGTGGTGAGCTTGCTGTTATATGGTATAAAAACAAATGGTGGTGTGCTTTTTGTACAAGTATGGGTAAATTTAATATAAAAGGATATTGTAAACATGAGAAGACTGATGATAACGATCCATCGTGATTATGATGCAACAAATGATATAACTAATCCTACTATGAAAAAGATATATTCATATATGAAAAGAGGTAAAACGTATACTCGTAAAGATATAGCAAAAGCTCTGTCCCTACCTGTTCCTACTGTGACAGCTAGGGTTTCAGATCTTCTGATGAAACATTATATAACAGAGACCCCTACTGTATGGGATGAAAAATCTAAAAGATATATAGGAGGCTTCCAAAGATTATGAATGTGTTAACGATAGATGTAGAAACTACTATATCAAATAAAGGTAATCCATTTGATACAACTAATAAATTAGTATATGTAGGATGTAAAGATAACGAACAACCTACTGAAGTATTTAGTATTGAATACAATCAAAAACCTTATAAAGATAAACTTAATAAGATTCAAGCTATGATAGATGATGTTGATTGGTTAGTAGGTTTTAATATTAAATTTGATTTATCTTGGTTAAAAAGATATGGAATTAAATTTGATCATAAAAGAATATGGGATTGTCAGTTAGCTCACTTTATTATGACAGGACAAGAAAAACCATATCCTAGTTTAAATGGAGTTTGTGAACATCACGGACTTGAACAAAAGATAGATATTATTAAAGAACAGTATTGGTCTAATGGCATTGACACTCCAGATATACCAGAAGAATTATTACAAGACTATCTTAAAAAAGATGTAGACTTAACAAGAGAAGTTTATAAAAAACAAATGTATGTATTATATAAAGACACTAATCAAGCTAATCTTATACAATTACATTTTAGAGATTTAGTAGTGCTTCAAGAAATGGAATACAATGGAATGTTATATGATCAACAAAGGAGTAAAATACTTGGTGATGAATTGGATGAACAAATTGGGAAACTGGATAGACGACTGTACGATTTACATGGATTGGATTCTTTTAACCCTTCTAGCGTGGATCACCTTAATGCTTTCCTTTATGGTGGGAAGCTTAGCTTTCGCCGTAAAGTACCTGATGGCGTTTACAAGACGGGGGCTCGTAAAGGTGAACCAAAGGAAAAATGGGAAACGTATGAAGTAGAATTACCACAACGTTGTAAACCTATTGCAGGAACAGAACTAAAAAAAGATGGTTTATATTCAGTAGATGATAGTACAATTAAAAGATTAAAAGGAGCAAAAGATATTCGTGATTTAATATTAACACGAGCTGTATTACAAAAACGACTTACAGCATATTATAGAGGTTTAGATGAACTTATTACAGAAAATAATTGGAAACAAAATAAATTACATGGAGTTCTAAATCAATGTGTTGCTAGAACAGGACGATTATCTAGTAGTAAACCTAACTTACAAAACTTTGATTCAGAAATTAAAGGATTACTGTATAGTAGATATAATTCATAATAAAAAAGGAACTAAAAAGTATAATGTTATTACAAGCAGATGCAAAACAACTAGAGTGGGTAGGTGCTGCTTATTTATCTCAAGATCCTGTAGCTATTAATGAAATATGGGGATCAGTAGATATGCACAGTGACAATCAAAAACGATTTGGTCTACCTAGTAGATTGATTGCTAAGACTTTCGTATTTAGATTAATCTATGGAGGCAGTGCTTATAGTTATGCACATGATCCTAACTTTATGTCAATAGGTAATGAAAAGTATTGGCAAACTATTATAAATAACTTCTATGATAAATATAAAAGATTAGGTGAATGGCATAAAGAAATCTATGAAGAAGCAGTTCGTGAACGTAAATTAGTAATGCCAACAAATAGAGTCTATCACTTTGAATCTGAAGTTAAAGGCAATAAAGTATATTATCCACGCACTAAGATATTAAACTATCCTGTACAAGGATTAGGCGCAGATCTTATGGCGATTGCTCGTGTGTCGTTAATGACTAAACTACGTGAGATGAAAGACATAGTTATGGTTAATACAGTACATGATTCAATAATACTTGATTTTAATTCAAAAGTATGGGATAATATACATATAGTCAATTTAGTTGACAAATGTTTCAATGAAGTTCCAAATAACTTTCACAAATTATTTGGGAAAGAGTTTAACTTACCTATGAGAGTCGAGTGTCAAGTAGGACCCACATGGGGATCAATGGAGGTAATAAATGCAGATAAGCGTAATTGATGTAGGACAACCCACCACTCATGCTAGTGCTAATGGTAGATCATATGAAATGATTGAAGTTGCATACAAGAATGAGAATGGGCAAATTCAACAAAAGAAGTTAATGTCATTCAAAAACCCTGACGTTTACAAACAAGCTTTAACATGGGAGAAAGGTGCAACAGTCCATATACAAGCTGAGAAAAACGAAAAAGGTTATTGGGAATGGATTGGCTTAGGAGATGTACCAGTAGCTAGT